GTTGGTCTTGGTAGTGCTGTTCTTGCTATGGAATACTCAAAACCATTTGCTTCAATAGGTATTCTTTGATATGTATTGCCTTGAAAGACAACATTAAATGTAGTGTTCATATTGATGCCATTATGAAACCTAGATACATCATTACTGCCATGTAATGCAGCTACAAGATGTATTTCAAACAGTTCTATCTTTGCACTAGGGTTAGCCTTCTGTAGCTCTTCTGTAGGTATAGCCATTATGGTTCAAACACCTCCTCAAAAGTAGCTGATATTGTTGCACGATTTGCAAAATTAATAGTTTTATTCCAGTTCTTACAAACAAATTGAGAAGCACCTGTTTTTGTTACTGTGCAGTCTCCAGAATTTGTTGCACTACTGCCAGCAGTAATTACAAAGACACTTGTACTTGTTAGAGAAACTACAGCAAAATCACCATCGGTTGCACTACCAGAAGTAAAGTCAACAGTAATAGAATCGTTGGCAAAAAGCTGATGATCAGTAATTGTTATTGTTATTGTTGTACCGCTTTGTGAATATGTACCAGTTTTAGAATATGCCTCTTCTGGTGGGGTGAATGTAAAAGATTCTTGGTCTAATGCTCTTTCGTTTAAAAAATATTCAATAGTATCACTTTCAGCTTCTGTAATATTTTCAAACTTAAGACTATAATTTTTAGGATTTTGATGTGCTGCTATGCCTACGAGTTGACGTTGTTCAAAACCATCAGCATAACGTACACTTTTTATATTTGGTCTGCTTGTTTTACGTTGACCAAAGGATGGATTAATAGCAGGGAAAGTAGCCATAATTATGCGTTAGATAAAAGTCCTCCAGCACGTTTTTGATTTATAAGTTCAGCTTGTATTGCAGATGCTAATACGTTACCAAACTCATTTGCTTGACCAGTATTACCTTCAACAGAAGAACCTGATGCGTCAACATTTACAACTATATTAGTAGATCCACCACCATTTGACTCAACACCTAAGTTACCAGAACGACCACGTTTTAAAGGAAGGATAGCTTCTGCCCCTGCCTCACCCATCAGACCAAAGTTACCAGAACCACCAGATCCATAGGCAAATAATTGTGGTGACGTGACTATGCCTCCTTTTGCAAACTTTTTTAAACCTTGATCATAAACATTACCTTCTGCATTAAATTTTAAACCTAGATTAAAAATACTATCTACACCTTTTAACAAAGGCATCATTACCTTTTGTCTAATTATTATTCTTGTCATGTCTTCAATCAGTGATCTTGCAAAATCACTAAAATTTAATTTTCCTGTTATTGTGAATTGGACTAATGCATCTTCCATATTTTTAAAGGCATTTACTGTTGCATCCTGTATTTGTTTTGTCACGTCTTTTATAGAGCCAATATAAGTTTGCATACCTGCTGCAACTTTTGTACCAAATGTATCGTCTAATTCTTTTTTAAGTTCCCCTGTTGCTGCTTTAGCTCTTTGTGCATTTTCCACAAACTCATCAAATTGAGGAGTACCGAAGACCTCCTCTATCGTCATATTTTCTGTTCCTTCAAAAAGTTTTTTTAGTTCTTCTTTGTAATCTATAGCAGGTTGTATTGCTTTTTTAATTCCTTCTTGATTACCTTCACTAAGCTTAATTCTGAAATCAAAATTCTGAAAATTTTTAATAATATTTCCTAGTCCAGGTATTTTTTTAAAACCATCCAAAGTAACTTTTAACGCATCCATCATTGCATTTACCATTTCTGCAACTTTGTCAAAAGCTTTTCTTATGTTACCGATAAAGAAATCAAATACACCAGATACAACCCCAACGATATCAGATGAAATTTTACCTAAAACACGAGCAACGCCTTGAAAAATATTAACAATATCAGTAATACTCTTTTTTATAATATCTTTGTTTTCATTAAAAAACTTTAATGTATTAGTAGTTCCATCTTGAAACAAAGCACCAATATTTGCAAACAAACCACCAAAGTTATCTTTGAGATCTGCAAATTCTTTTGCTAATCTATCACCTGCTGCGGCTGGTGAAGTTGCAAGAATCTGTGCATTTTTATCATATTCATTAAATAATAATTTACTAAATCCCATAAAATCATCAAGAGTGACTTTACCTTGCTCTAATGCTTTATCTAACATTTGAGGTGTCATATCCATAGAGGCAGCAAATAATGTAAAAGCCCCTGGAAGCCGCTCGCCAAGCTGTTGTCTAAGCTCTTCTGCCGATACCTTACCTTTTGAAAATACCTGCGCAGTCGCTACCATCGCTGATTTCATATCTTCTAATGATCCACCAGTACCTCTAATTCCAGCGGCTATTGATCTAAATACTTCTTGTGCATCTTCAACAGATTTACCCGCACCAGTTACAGATGCAGTTAATGCTGTAAATTGTCTTACAATTACATCTTGAGGTATTGCTAACTCCTCACTTGTTTTTGCTAAAAACTCTTGTGCTGCCTTATATTTTTCTGTGTCTCCTATTACTAATTTAAGTGCTAATCTTTGTTTTTTAAGTGATGCAGTATAGCTTGCAACTTCTCCTAAACCTTGTCTAACACCACCAAGAGTTGCACCAACAGTACCACCAACAACAGCGCCAGGTAATCCACCAAAAACTCCACCAATAGCTGCACCTGCAAAGCCCTCTGCCCCACCAAAAATACCAGCAGCACCAATAGCACCAGCAGTTTTTGCAGCACCTCGTAATCTACCACCCATACCTTTACTAGCAGTCCGCTGCATCTTCATTAAAGATCTATCTAATCTATTTGCTTCTCTTGTCGCTTCTCTAAACTCACGACTATTCATATCTACATTACGAGCTAATTCTCTATAACCATTAGACAAAGCCCTTGTATTATTAATACTTTTTACTTCTGTTCTTTCTTTTGCTTTCAATTCTTTTAGTAATCCTTTAACACTTATACCAGCACCTTTTGCACCTTTGTTTAATTTTGATAAACCACTACTAAGTCCACGAAGATTTTCTAATCCTTTCGTTTCAAAAACAACCTTTAGCTTAGTAGTTTGATCTGGCATTATTTTTTATCCTTCTGCATAAGTTTCAAGGCTTCGTATTCCATTACCTGTATTCCTTCAAACATAGCAACAGAATCTTTAACTGTATATATTTTACACAAGTATTCTAAAGATTTATAGTTTATGCCAGTTAATCCAGCCATACTGACATACCATTGAGTAGAAAGTTTCCAAAACATATTAACAGTCTCAGTATTTTCTTCCCAAACAATACAATCAATTGTTCTTTTGTTTTTGTTTTCGGCTGCGATTTGTTCTTCTGTTGCACCAAATGCCTTCAATGCTTCTATAGTTTCATCAATAACATCACCTTGCACCCAATACCTCGCAACCTCTCTTAGTTTTTTTCAGAAGCTCCTTTCATACTTTCGCCATAAGCAACAATTATTGCTTGAACAATATAATGATTCTCCATTATTGCTTCTAAATTATCTTCATCAAAAGATATCTCATTACCTTCCTCATCTTTAATACCTGACCAACCAACAAGAACAGTTTTGACAAAGTTGTCATCACCACCATCAATCATCTCATCAAAGTTTTTACGACTAACATTTTTAAATTTAGCCGTAAATGTTTCCTTCTTAAATTTACCTTTATAAGGTGTTTGAACAGTTACATCCCAATCGTATTCGGTAACTTTTTTGAAGACTAATGGCATAAGTTAGGTCATTACTATACTTAGCTCATTATTACCTGCTGTAGTAGGTAATGCCAAGTACGGTAGGTTTAATGCGTTAACACCACCAGTATCAGCACGAGTTGCTCCTGTAATATCTGTCTGTGGAACATTAACAGTGATAATGTTACCTGCACTAGCTCCAAGAACAATAGAAGTATTACCAGTAGCAGTAGCGACAGCCTTTGCAAAGTAATCTGTTGTAGCTCTTACTGGTTCTTCTATAACGGCAGTACCACCAGGCGCACGATTAGTAATCAATACTTCCTGACTTGATGCTGTTTCTTTATAAAGCACTTCATTATTAAGAGCTAAATCAAACGATTCAATTCTTTGTGATGTAGCACCATGAAATGTTGCAGTAGTAATGTTTGTGT